CAAGTTCGCCGATCCGCACTAAAGCATGATTTCGTCTTACTATCACATGCCGCACTCCGATGGTTCCAACAAGGACAGTCTCTATGCCTTCCCGTTCTGCCTCGACACGTCCAGGTTGCAACCGACGGGTACCCTCAACTTCTCTCGTCTCGATTCCGCTCGTCTCGTGAGCGAAACGAACAACTTCAAGGATGATATTTACGCCGTGAACTTCAACATTCTCCGTGTTGAAAACGGTATGGGTGGCCTCATGTACTCGAACTAATTTTTCTTAAATATACGTCACTAAAACATAATACAATGTCTGACCAATCATTATATTATGTTGACTACTAGTAAAATGAACTTCTGGTTGATTGTCTTTTTGATTGGAGCAGTCTTTGTCTTGACCTATAATCCAAAGTCCAGGACACTCGAAAAGATTGTCCAAGTGCCTTCTCGAGAAGCTCAGTGTGAAGCTGAACGCTACCAAAGACTTCAATTTATTGAAGCCGAACATGCATGCCCGGAAAAGGGTAAGACCAAAATGGGTGCAATTATTTCCGCTTAAAAGTTTTAATCGATAATTACACATAAAGATGCTTTCTTTTGACCGCGAAACCATGATGATTGTAGGCCTTATCGTTTGTCTCGGCGTCGTCGCCTACATGTTTAACGACATGCGACGTACCAAGGAAGACGTGAATGCCGTCAAAACGTTTTCTTTGAATTTGATGAAGAACCTTACGATCGAACACGTCGAACCGGAAACTCCTCAGCCGAAGCAAGAAGTTGCGCCGTCTGCCGAGGAGAAAAAGGAAGAATAAACATATTCGCTTATTATAACTTGCTAAATGAGCAATGAAAAAATACAAAGCAATAGCGATCCCAGTCACATTTGAGGGTGACCGGCCCCGATTTCTCACGGTGAGAGATCGGAGATTTAAGGATTGGATTTTTGTCACAGGTGGGTGTCGACGAAGAGAAATTTTCAATCCTTTACGATGTGCCCTCAGAGAGTTAGAAGAAGAGACACGAGGTGTTGTGGCTCTTAAAAAAGGAGAATACACCGAGTTTAATTTTACAGTTAAAGAAAACGCAACGACCGATTTAGTATACAATGTGTTTGTCTTTTTTGTAAATTATAAAAGACCAGATCAATTGAACATGATTAAAAAATTTAACGATGAAAAGATGAAGACAAATTTGAAAAAAATCAACAAAGAGCCCATAAAGAAGACATTCGACGAGAATGACTTCATGAGCTTCGATACTCTCGAAGAGTTTAACAGTAGAAAGAGGTGGGACCTCATAATAAAAAATGTAATACAAAATCCAGAATTCTATTCGTGTGTCACGTCGCTTAATAGAAAAACATTTTCTATAAAATAGAATGAAGTCAAAGACTTACATCTTAAAACAAATCAGAGATCTTCTTGTTGATAACAAGGCGTACAGCGAACGTCGAGCAGACCAATACATCGAGGATGTGAAAACAAAGACGGTCTATGAACTTCTTGTTATTAAAAAGGAATTAGCTTCGGAAAGAAAAGAGCATCACGATGTCTCTTGTATGCGGTCCATCAGATATGACTCTCATCAAGACGATTAAAAGAATGACTCTCTATAATGGTAAGTATGTTTAAGGCATGGTGTTCGAAAAACAAATTCACAAAGGGTGAAAAGCAAAACCGGTCACACGTTCTCATGAATGGCGGTTCACTTTACATTCCACACGATCGAGTCGATGAATTTTGTGACGAGTACATCAAGGCTGTGACGAAAAAGGAAAAGTTGTATCTCGTGGAACAAAAAACGCCGACGTACAACTTCTTCTTAGATATTGATTACAAGGATGAAGATGCCATGCAACTCGACTATCTTCAAAAGTTGTGTCGGATCATTTGTGACAAAGTAAAAATGTACGGTGGTCGCGATTGTCTCGTATGTGTTTCAAAACCCAAAGAAGTTGATGATGGACTCATCAAAACGGGTGTTCACTTAAACTGGCCAAACTTTGTTGTCGACCAAGAAGGTGCCAACAACCTTAGAGATCATGTCATCGCGACTTTGACTTCGGTTTTCAAAAATAAAAATTGGAATCAAATTATCGACAACTCTGTTTACGGTGATACAAAAAAGCGAACATCCGGGAGTGGTTTTCGAATGCCTTGGTCATACAAAAAGGGGAAGCACGTAGCATGTCAAGGTCAAGGATGTGCGGAGTGTGACAACACCGGAAAGATTACAGAGCCTCCGTACCTTCCAATCTTCAAATATGTCTACGGACATGTCATGTGTCGCATGGATACATTGACACAAGAACCATCGATCGACATTCTAAAAGATTCAATCGTCCGAACCGAAGTCACAGAAGTTACACAAGTTCCAGCAATCGATGGTAACAAGAAGAAAGAAGGGTCGTTCACCGAAGCTCAGATGAAAGATGAGTTTGTCGATGACGAAGCTCGAGCTTACTTGGAAACATTTATTCGACAAAACATGGAAGGTCAAGAAGATGCGAGGATCACCAAGATGTTTCACCATAAAAATCAATTCTTAGTATCCACGACTTCAAAGTATTGTGAAAATCTTAGAAGACCACACAACTCAAATCACATCTGGTTCCATGTTATCGGAAAGACCATCGTTCAGAAATGTTTCTGTAGATGTGAAACCATCAAAGGTAGGTTTCATGGATTTTGTGCAGACTTCAGGGGGCGTGAACACATGTTAAATGATACGATTGTTTCTAAAATGTACCCCGACACAAAACCACCGGTCCGCCCAAAAACACCACCACAAAAAAATCCAGTCGAAACAGACAAAGCCGTAGAAGCACTAAATGCATACATTAACAAATGTGTACGACCAGCAAAAATTATTAAGATTACAAAAAACAAGTCAAAGTACATAGCCGACGCAGAAATGACAGAGTGTGACTATGGACACAGAACTACTTGTCAGTTTATCATCGATAAGACGGGTATAGAATTGAAATGTCCAGACTGTAAAGATCAGCAATCCCACAGGAAAAATATACTTAATACAAAAACAAAGGAAATTTTATTTCCGACTAAAAAATAAGATGTCGGTCGTATTATTTGCAGCAGCTGCATATCTCACAAAAATGCTGACACAGAAGGATGTCCGAGTCGACAAACTTGATGACCTTCTTAAAAAGGCACACGAATACTCAGGTCTAGATAAAGAGAATTTCTATGGGTTCGTGACAAACTTTAACATGTTCAAGGAGTGGATTCATGATGCAGATCTCGCCACACAGTTTCTTTATAAAGCGATAGAACATCTTGAAAACATTGGTCTCATGACAGAATTCCAGGAAGAAATCAGCGAACTAGCTAAAATAGTCGGTTATTTCGGTGAAAAAGAGATTATGAACGCTGCAATCAACAAAAACACCGCGTTTCATCCCAAATACTTAAACAGTAGACTATAATAGAACGATGATTTCCAGATCTGGTCGTGTTATTAAGAAGCCTGAAATGTACACTCCCGATGAAAAAGTCGAAGATGACTACGGTGAAGACGATTATGACACCGAGGATGAAGGAAGTGACATCGAGACAGATGATGAGTATGATTCAGACGAAGAAAGTGAATACGATGATGAAGAGGACACAGACGAAAATGGAAATTTAAAGGACTTCATCGTCGATGATGATGATGACGATGAAGATGAGTAATTTTAAGCTTAAAAAAATCAAAGTAATTATAAAAAATGGAGGCTGACATTGGTAACCCCATTGAATTTGATAAAGAGCTTAAGATGCAAGATGATCAAGAACCGGAACAAGAATACTACCAGCAACAACCCATGATGTATCAACCACAAATGATGATGTACCCGGAACCACAAAAAAACAATGATATATTTGCCAACATTGAAAAGTCGACATGGATCATTGGTTTTGTTGTTTTTCTTCTTGGCTTTTTTATGGGCAAGACTATGCAACCCGTGATTCTTAGGCCTGGATAAGAGGATACCCGTAGATCCAATCTGTGTGTTCATGGGGAAAATTCCCGACAAACTCACCAGTTGAACCACGTTTCCTCTCGGTAAAATACGCACGACTCGTGATCAAAGGATCTTTAAGTTGTGCAGCCAAAACTTCCGACGCCGTATTCATCTTCTTTTTGACATTTTCAGGTGATGTGAAAAAGAAGATCGCAACCACGAACACGATTAATAATGTAATTATGTTGAGCAATACACTGAACATATTTAATACTTACCTATATTTTTCTTACGCCTCGGCCTCCTTCGGTGCCTCCTCACTGGTAACCTCGGCCTCACCTTCTTCCTTTTGTTCCTCAATCGTCGCATCCGTGCTGGAGGCCTCAGCCTCGGCCTCGCGTTGCTTGCGTCGTTCTTCAACTTCTGCCGCGACGATCGCATCAGCTTCCTTGACCAATTCTTCCATCGGAGCGTCCGGCTTTTCCTTCTTAAGACGTTCCAAAACTTCAGCCGGGTGACTGATCGGAGCTTCATCCGGCTTGTTGTAGTACTTGGAGTTCTCGTCACCCGGCTTGATGTACATCGATTTCGATTCCATCATGTCACGTTTACGTTCTTCGAACATCTTCGCAGCCATGGCTTGGTTTTCCTTGTATCCAGACATGATCTCTTCGAGCTTTTCGTTGGTATAGTGCACATCTTCAATCTTATCCACATCCGGCGGAATCAACAACCACTTGTACATGTCGACCACGTAAATGTCAAAGGTTGCATCCTCCTTTTGAAGTCGCTTCGCGTGGTTTGCCGCTTCTTCGCGTGTGTTGAAACAACCCCGGATCTTAATTCCAAACTTGTCATTCTTTTGTGGTGCTTCCGGTCCGATAACCGAAAGGCATGCATAGAGTTGACCTGGGACGGTGGTGTAATCTTGTTCAAGGGAAGCCATTTATAGCTATGCTTACATCAAAAACTTTAAGCCTTTTCACACTTAAGTGGATTAAGAACAGACGTCGATATTAAGATATGGAAGAAATACGCCGAGCTCATAATGTGTATAAGCGTGACCTCATCCAAAGTGTGACCCGCGAAGGGCATCAAGTCTTGGATGTGGGATGTGGGTGTGGTGGCGATCTTCAAAAATGGAGACATTCGGGCGCAAACATAAGTATGTGTGACCCAAGTAAAGAATCTCTCGAAGAAGCGAAGAGTCGGGCTCGCAATCTCAAGATGCATGTAAACTTTTATCACGGGGATATATTTGCGTGTCCAAACAGAAAATATGATATCGTGTGTTTTAATTTTTCATTGCACTACATTTTCGCATCTGAAAAATTATTCAGAGACTCGATCAAAGAAATTAAAAACAGGATGAAGCCGGGTGGTAAACTCATTGGGATCATACCAGACTCAGAAAGTATACTTTACAATACACCCATTCGAGATGACCTTGGTAATTTTTTCAAATTAAAACACTGTGGTAATGGAGATTTCGGTGAAAAATTATTCGTAGAACTTGTTGATACACCATACTACGCGGATGGTCCAAGGTCAGAACCAGTTGCGTATAAAGACATGCTCATTCACACTTTAGAAAATTCGGGATTCAAAATGAACACGTGGGAAGCTTTGACAGGAAGTCATATATCCAGATTGTACAGTAAATTTATATTTACATATAGAAAATGATCACATGGATCATACTTTTCATCGTCAATGTGTACATACTGATGATGACCAGGGACCCAGAGAAGCTCAGAGTGGTCAAGGAAAAGTACCAGGTTCTTCGTGAAAATTTAAAAGGTACAGAGTTTGAAAAGTTGAGCAAATGTATTTTGATCACAGGTCATCATCGTCTTAATGGAACAGTTGGATACAATGTCAACAA